ATGCTCAGAAATATTTCATCCTGTTTATTTCCACATATCAGCACAATTACATCCCCCAACCATTATTTGTCCGAATGGGATGATTGGGAGAAACAGGGGTTACCGGAAGAACAGCGTACTGAGGCGGTAAGAAGACTTCGTGCATGTCTTACCTCTAAGGGGCATAAACTGGACCTGCGAGCCTTGGCGCTTTCCTCGTTACCTGTACTCCCTGCTTGCATTAAAAAGCTTGATGTGAGCTGTAATAAATTAACCATCCTTACTGATTTACCTGAAAATATTAAAGAACTTATTGCAAGAGATAATTTCTTAACACATATATCTGCATTACCACATTATCTAATAACTTTGGATGTGTCCGAAAATCAATTAGAGAATCTGCCGTTATTACCAGACACCATCAAATCACTAAGCGCAGAGTATAATAGGTTATCCACACTGCCTTCATTACCCTTGAATTTAAAAAAACTTGAGGTTAGGAACAACGAACTGCAAACTCTTCCATCTCTGCCTTCTAATCTTAAGATACTTAAGGTTGCGCACAACCATCTTACTGAACTGCCCCTTTACCTAGGAGACTGCAACTTCTTTTTGCATATAGCAATAGATTAAGCAACTTACCAAACATCCAAGAAAATATTATCATGAGAAGATTTTTTTATTTTGAAAACAACCAAATAACTACAATCCCGACAAATCTTTTTCGTTTAGATCCTCATATAACTATTGAGATTGCAAATAACCCCTTATCAGATCAAACTCTGCTATTCTTAATACAGCAAACTTCGGTTCCAAATTTTAACGGGCCTCAGTTTCGTATTTCCCTGTCAGACCAAAACAGACTGTTTTTACGCCAGATGTTGCCGCAAAATTTACATTCGCGCCATATCAGAGTCATCACTGAAGGGGGGCAGAACTTTCAGATCCCCCCTCTTCCCGAAAATGTGGCAGCCTGGTTTCCTGAAGCAGATCGTCGGGAGGTTTCTACACAATGGACTTCTTTTTCCACCGAGGAGAATTCCCGGGCATTCTCCGCGTTCCTTGACCGCCTTTCCGATACCGTCTCTGCACGCAATACCTCCGGATTCCGTGAACAGGTCGCTGCATGGCTGGAAAAACTCAGTGCCTCTGCGGAGCTTCGACAGCAGTCTTTCGCTGTTGCTGCTGATGCCACTGAGAGCTGTGAGGACCGTGTCGCGCTCACATGGAACAATCTCCGGAAAACCCTCCTGGTCCATCAGGCATCAGAAGGCCTTTTCGATAATGATACCGGCGCTCTGCTCTCCCTGGGCAGGGAAATGTTCCGCCTCGAAATTCTGGAGGACATTGCCCGGGATAAAGTCAGAACTCTCCATTTTGTGGATGAGATAGAAGTCTACCTGGCCTTCCAGACCATGCTCGCAGAGAAACTTCAGCTCTCCACTGCCGTGAAGGAAATGCGTTTCTATGGCGTGTCGGGAGTGACAGCAAATGACCTCCGCACTGCCGAAGCCATGGTCAGAAGCCGTGAAGAGAATGAATTTACGGACTGGTTCTCCCTCTGGGGACCATGGCATGCTGTACTGAAGCGTACGGAAGCTGACCGCTGGGTGCAGGCAGAAGAGCAGAAATATGAGATGCTGGAGAATGAGTACCCTCAGAGGGTGGCTGACCGGCTGAAAGCATCAGGTCTGAGCGGTGATGCGGATGCGGAGAGGGAAGCCGGTGCACAGGTGATGCGTGAGACTGAACAGCAGATTTACCGTCAGCTGACTGACGAGGTACTGGCCCTGCGATTGTCTGAAAACGGCTCACAACTGCACCATTCATAATCACATCGCATAAACCACAGACCGGACTGACTCCGGAAAAACAGAGGCCCGCCCCCGGGCCTCCCCGGATTCATCCGTTTCCCTGTTCAGCCTGACAGCACGCCCCGGCGGCCGGATGACAGACTCCGCTTCGGTAAGCAAAGCGGTCTTCTGTGATTCCGCCAGTTGCGGCTTATTCATTACTCAACGTCAAACGCCCGAATTGAATGTAAATCCTCCAGGTTATTCAGCTCCTCTTTCATCTCCCGCTGACGGCGATAAATCTCATCGTTGCGATCGACCTACGCCTGCACCATTGCTGCCACCAGTTCTTCCAGTTCCGGCATCGACAGTTTCACCTGCTGATTATCGGCATCGCTCCACGCCATATGTGTTTGTGCTGTGACAGATTTTGCCAGCATGACTACCGGGGACAGGCGGCCCAGTGAGTCGGGGCCAGCATTCCAGATACGACCGTTCCATTCAAACGTGAACGGCTTTGCCTCCTGTTCTGTGCGCCATGCTTCAATTTCCTGACGTCTGGCCTCTCTGGCCGCTTCCAGTATTTCTGGTGTCACAGTGAATGGGGCTATCTCACCCCATTTGCCGCTTTGCAGTTCCTGCCAGATTTGCTGCCCCGTCGGAGCGACATCATCAGCGGTGGCTGTGTAGGGGACTGCCTGGTCCCTGTCGTCAAAAAAAACGTCACAGTCTACTGCGCCACTTTCGGTATAACGGGGATTAATGATTTTTTTAATTTCCACGGTGCATTCCTCACGATGTGCGAATAAAAAGCCCGGGCATTGCGCCAGAGACATGTGCATCCAGCACCCCGGACAGGGCGCAATATGACCCCGGTAATGAATGCTCTGAACATCCCGTAATGAAAAATTGTGGGGATGCTATATACGTTCCGGTGGGAGTACTGGGCACTGAAATCCCCACCGGTCCCAGTCGTGAGCCTCTGTATGACTGCCCCCTGACAAGTCTGATGACTTTATCACCGTCAGCTTCTCCCTGGTACGCAGCAATAATCAGCCCGCCAATGTCAGGGTCTCCCCATCTGTTGCGGACAGAGCTCGCCACGATTCTGTAAATAATATCTTCTGTGGTTATATTTATTTTCACCCAGCCAGTCAGTCTGGATATGGGCCAGTAGCAGTAGCGGGTGTGATAAATGGGGCCGTTAATGCCGTAAAAAGTAAGGGATTTGGCTCTGTACCGCGGTTCTGTTGTCTCAGGGCGTGCATCAGTCCACCGGATGCTGAGCACCCCTTCAAACCGTGTGTCGGGTATGATGATGTCGTAGGGACCAGCAACGGAATATTCACCTGGCAGCGCATTCCTTACCCAGGCCAGGAAATCACTCTTAGTGTCAAAACGGATAACATCTTCAGGCAGAAAAGCACGCCCAAAGCCGAATGCGCCGGGTATCGCCAGACGGCCTTTTGTCCGGTCGTAAATGTCGCTCTGTGCTTCCATCGTGGCTGCACTTTTCAGCCCCAGATTATCCCGGGACTTCTGTTGTGCCTTTTCGCCTGCTGCTGCGATTTCAGACAGATGGTTAGCCGTTTTCAGAGTGCCGGTCAGCGCAGCATCAATGTCATTTTTGGCCTGTTCTGCTGCGCGGGCATAACCTGCGGCTGCCGCCACATCCTGCGCCGTCTGCTGTGCGTTTCCGGCTGCGGCCCCGGCGCTCTGCTGCGCCTGCGCCACCATTTCCTCAAAGCGTTTGACGACATCCGGTTTCAGGTCGCCCTCATCAGGAGCAATCAGAAAGTCATTCAGCGTGCCGGGCTTTGAGTCCTCATATACAGCAATGGTAACCGGCTCATTTAAACCGTCTGGTCTGTTTCCTCCGGCTCTACAAAAATAATGTCCATCATTTTTAATGGACACTATCGTATGAAACACCGGACCTGGATCACTGAAGCTTTACGTCTTCACTTTGAAGAACATTTACCCCGGGTTGTGGCCGGGCGTCGCCTGGGTGTACCAAAATCAACAGTTTGTAGTATGTTCGTGCGCTTTCGGAGAGCTGGCCTTTCGTGGCCTTTGCCCGCAGGCATGTCGGAGCAGGAACTTGATGCCTGCCTTTACGGACAATTTTCCACGGTACCAGTCGTACGTCCTGAAAGCACCGTTATATCCGAAGCCCCCGTGGTAAAAAAACGTCCCCGGCGGCCCTAATGCCAGTCAGTTAAGCAACTGACTGGCTCTTTTTCGGGGCTGTGGGGTATTTCCAGGGCCTCTCCTTTACCACTCTCGGGAAGGCCCTTCCCCTTCTCGTCGGTAATTTCACAAGTTGTCCCATACTTGCAAGATCGCGCATCAGCTCCGGTATACGTCCCGGTGAAGCGCCCTGCAATGTCATCAGCATTCTCATCACCATTCCGCATGATTCTGAGAAACTCAGTTGATTCGGCCAGTAACCTTTCAGATGTTCCGCCATTTTAATCATCTGATATCTCACCAGATTATAAGCCAGTAAGACACCCCACAGCTCTTGCTCCACAAGCTCCGGCTTTTTACTTCTCAGCGTCAGCCTGCTCAGTTGCATCGTCTGTTTTATCTCCCTGTATCCCAGTTCGATTTCCCAGCGATGACTGTACAGATCCGCCATTTCTCCTCCGGGGAAGCGCATGGCGTCCGTCATCGACGTCAGCAGATGGCAGACTTTTCCTTTGCGCGTCACGGTCAGCAGGCGGGCTGTCACTTCATTTCCCAGTCCCGGCCACTTTTTTCGTGCCTGCGGGCTGGTTTTCAGCTTCACCAGATGATCGCCTTTACCCAGTTTTCTGAGCTCTTCATATTGCGCTCCCTTTCTGAGAGGTATCATCCAGTGGCGGTGTTCTCCCGCCAGGCTCCAGGCATTTAACAGTCCCAGTGAGTAATAACCTTTATCCATTAACGTCAGAGTGTTATCGCCGGTTTGTTCTATAAGTTGCTCAGCAAGCTCATTTTCGCTGTTCTTCATCGTGCCGAAGGCTGCAGCCGTCAGCAGATGGCTGGTCAGTTCCATCTGGCAGACCATTTTGACCTGCGGGTAGAGCGCCGGGTTCCCGGCATGTGTCTGGCGGGGGAAGGCTGCATCGTTCTCTGGTGTATCCGGTGTGCGCCAGAACACACCATCGATGGCCAGCAGGGTCAGGCCGCACCAGTGCGGATGCGGCGTGGCGTTATGCCAGAGCTGCGCTGTTTTCGTGAACACGCGGCGGACAGCCTCACTTCCCAGGCGCTGGCGGGCCTGAATAACGGCACTGGGGGCAACGAAGGGGCGATTGCCCGGCAGCATGATGTCCAGGCGATTCACAATCTGGTGAAGAGGTTCTTTACGCTCAAGCGCCATGCCAACAATACACCAGACCATCATTTCGAGGGGAAGACGGCGCTTGCGTAGCGTTACAGTACCTGATTCGGCAAGGCAACGAGAGATGAGTTCGGGGTCGAGGTAATCCCCCAGAGAAGTCAGTGGGTTACGCAGAGAATCGTAACGGGATACCAGATCAAGAGCCTGTCCAATGTGCATAAAAAAATCCGGAAACAAGTGAGCGTTTCCGGATTCTTACACAGCCACTGGATCGGTCAACTGATCCTTAACTGATCGGCATTACCCCGGCGGCCCAACTTCCCTCATGAGTTCAAAATCGCCTTAGTGGAGCAGTCACTGCAACCCGGGGCCTGTGTCGCACAAATAGCTCGTGAGAACGGAATCAACGATAACCTGCTCTTCAACTGGCGCCATCAATACCGGAAAGGTGGCCTGCTGCCTTCCGGAAAAAATATGCCGGCACTGCTTCCCGTGACGTTAACGCCGGAGCCGGATAATAAAATCCCGGCCCCCGCACAGGAACCAGAGCAGATAAATACACCGTCCGACAGTCTGTGTTGTGAGCTGGTTCTGCCGGCCGGAACTCTCAGGCTTAAAGGTAAACTGACGCCGGCGTTATTACAGACACTTATCCGTGAAATGAAAGGGAGCAGTCACTGATGATATCTCTCCCTGCCGGTTCGCGTATCTGGCTGGTTGCCGGTATCACCGACATGCGGAATGGCTTCAACGGCCTGGCCTCAAAAGTTCAGAACGTCCTGAAGGATGACCCGTTCTCCGGACACCTGTTTATCTTCCGCGGACGCCGGGGTGACCAGATAAAAGTGTTGTGGGCTGACAGTGACGGACTGTGCCTCTTCACCAAACGCCTGGAGCGGGGCCGCTTCGTCTGGCCAGTCACCCGTGACGGCAAGGTGCACCTTACTCCGGCTCAGTTATCCATGCTTCTTGAAGGTATCAACTGGAAGCACCCGAAACGAACGGAACGCGCTGGAATCCGCATATAACCCGTTGTAAAGTGAGGATATGGACACCTCACTTGCTCATGAGAACGCCCGCCTGCGGGCACTGTTGCAGACGCAACAGGACACCATCCGCCAGATGGCTGAATACAACCGCCTGCTCTCACAGCGGGTGGCGGCTTATGCTTCCGAAATCAACCGGCTGAAGGCGCTGGTTGCGAAACTGCAACGTATGCAGTTCGGTAAAAGCTCAGAAAAACTTCGTGCAAAAACCGAACGGCAGATACAGGAAGCTCAGGAGCGAATCAGCGCACTTCAGGAAGAAATGGCGGAAACGCTGGGTGAGCAATATGACCCGGTACTGCCATCCGCCCTGCGCCAGTCTTCAGCCCGTAAACCGTTACCGGCCTCACTTCCCCGTGAAACCCGGGTTATCCGGCCGGAAGAGGAATGCTGTCCTGCCTGTGGTGGTGAACTCAGTTCTCTGGGATGTGATGTGTCAGAGCAACTGGAGCTTATCAGCAGCGCCTTTAAGGTTATCGAAACACAACGTCCTGAGGTGTACTGGCAATAGCGGACACTACCATTTGTTCTTTTTTTAAGCAGCCATCTGATGATATTTTTCCCTGAAGGCTGCCGGGGAGATATTCCCCAGACGAGAGTGACGACGCTGACGATTGTAGAAAATCTCAATGTATTCCCGTATTACTGAGATGGCTTCATCCCGGTTATTAAAACGATAGTGGCTCAGGCTCTCATTTTTCAGCGTTCCCCAGAAGCTTTCCATCGGAGCGTTGTCGTAACAGTTACCTTTACGCGACATTGATGTTTTCAGACCAAACTGCTCCTGTATGACCCGGTAATCGTATGCGCAGTACTGTGAACCTCGATCAGAGTGGTGGATTAGCCCGGCAGGTGGGCGCTGGCTCCTGAGCGCCATAAACAGGGCTTTACCTGTCAGCTCTTTTGTCATGCGCTCTCCCATGGCGTAGCCGACAATTTCGCACGTATAAACATCTTTGATGCCAGCGAGGTACAACCATCCCTCCTGTGTGGCAACATACGTCAGGTCCGCCACCCAGACCTGATTTGGTGCTGTAGGAGCGAACGTCTGGTTCAGCAGATTTGGCGCAACTGGCAGATTGTGGTTCGGGTTCGTAGTCGCTCTGAACTTGCGTTTCTGCTTACAGCGTAGCCTTAGCTCCTTACGAAGACGTGCCAGTCGGTCACGACCAACGATGATGCCATTCTCTGCCAGCTCCGTCTGGAGCCGCCGGGTTCCATATGTTTCGCGAGTGCGGATATGTGCCACCTTAATCTCCAGTTTTAGCCGCTCATCACTTTGTTTTCTGTCTGAGGGTTCATGCTGTACCCAGTTGTAATAACCGCTCCTGGATACACCAAATACCTGACACATCGCTTCAATGGGAAATTGTTGTCGCCATTGTTCGATTAACGCGTATTTTTCAGCGACTCCTGTGCAAAATACGCTGTTGCTTTTTTTAATATATCTCGCTCAAGGCGAGCTTCATTTAACGCCTTACGCAGTTGCAGAATTTCAGATTCCAGTTCAGCCACCGTGCGGGAGCCAGGAGTACCGAGCCCTTTTCTGGCGGCGGTAACCCATTGTCCTAAAGTGCCTTCAGGAAGGGATAATCGGGAAGCGCCTTCACTGATCGAAAGCTGATTTTCAGGAACCGTTCTGACAGCTTCGGCTTTGAACTCTTTAGAGTAACGTTGGGTTTTTCTGCTCATTATTAGCTCCTTCTGATGCCATTCTATTTCAGGAAGGAGTGTCCGTTAAACTCAGGCTACCTCATCCGAAACTGGCCTGTTGCCGGTGCGACCATATCGTGCAGGCACCAGTACCTTCAAAACCCATTGCACGCAGTTATGCCGGAGCGGGGCTTCTGGCCCATGTTGTCACCGGGAAATATGCAGACCATCTGCCGTTATACCGCCAGTCAGAAATATACCGTCGTCAGGGAGTGGAGCTGAGCCGTGCCACACTGGGGCGCTGGACCGGTGCCGTTGCTGAACTGCTGGAGCCGCTGTATGACGTACTGCGCCAGTATGTGCTGATGCCCGGTAAAGTCCATGCCGATGATATCCCCGTCCCGGTCCAGGAGCCAGGCAGCGGTAAAACCCGGACAGCCCGGCTGTGGGTCTACGTCCGTGATGACCGCAACGCCGGTTCACAGATGCCCCCGGCGGTCTGGTTCGCGTACAGTCCGGACCGGAAAGGTATCCATCCACAAAATCACCTGGCCGGTTACAGCGGTGTGCTTCAGGCCGATGCTTACGGTGGTTACCGGGCGTTATACGAATCCGGCAGAATAACGGAAGCCGCGTGTATGGCTCATGCCCGGAGAAAAATCCACGATGTGCATGCAAGAGCGCCCACCGACATCACCACGGAAGCCCTGCAGCGTATCGGTGAACTGTATGCTATCGAGGCAGAGGTCCGGGGCTGTTCAGCAGAACAGCGTCTGGCGGCAAGAAAAGCCAGAGCCGCGCCACTGATGCAGTCACTGTATGACTGGATACAGCAACAGATGAAAACACTGTCGCGTCACTCAGATACGGCAAAAGCGTTCGCATACCTGCTGAAACAGTGGGATGCACTGAACGTGTACTGCAGTAATGGCTGGGTGGAAATCGACAACAACATCGCAGAGAACGCCTTACGGGGAGTGGCCGTAGGCCGGAAAAACTGGATGTTCGCGGGTTCCGACAGCGGTGGTGAACATGCGGCGGTGTTGTACTCGCTGATCGGCACATGCCGTCTGAACAATGTGGAGCCAGAAAAGTGGCTGCGTTACGTCATTGAACATATCCAGGACTGGCCGGCAAACCGGGTACGCGATCTGTTGCCCTGGAAAGTTGATCTGAGCTCTCAGTAAATATCAATACGGTTCTGACGAGCCGCTTACCAGCAATGTCGCCAACGTTGTACTCGTTGCGCCAGTCCTGTTTCAGATACACACCATATTTTCCAGTCCGCGCATGGAAACAGTATTCATCATCGTTTCCTGTCATCACATCAGCAACAGTGTGCATAACCACTTCCGGGGTGTTTACCCGGGATTTCAGAATAATATGGTATCCGGACATGGGGATACCTGCGCCATCAGTCAGCGCACCTGATATCACTACAGACATTGTTTTTCTCGCGATAAATTAAATCAGGAAGAACCTTCCGGAGAGACGGGCCATTCAATGGCGTTGTATGAGGATTTATCAGTGATGGCGCTGAAATCCATCGCCTGCAGTGATTTCGCGTAAATACGACAGGCTTTCAGCTTTTCTTTATCTTCGTCGCTGATTAACCCCAGCAGCAGGTCTTCTTCCCATTCCCCTGTCCGGGCACTGACCTGAGCCAGAAGGGCATCACGCTCATCTTCCGCTTTGAGTCTGTAGTCAAAGACAAATTCATCATTGCGGTAAAACCAGTAACCCGGCGCGGTAATCCGTCGGTTAGCGGTAATATCAGGAACTTCAATAACACTGGCATTGCGTGGCTCGATGCCTGTCACATCCTTACCGACCCACACCACACGACCGTCTCCGGTGTAAGCTATTTTTATTGTGTCGCTGGCGAAATTCTTCAGTTCTTCATACCAGTTTTTGTCGTCTTCCGAAAAAAGCCAGGTGACCGAATATCGTTTTGTCATCTGATATTGCTCAACAGTTTTTGGATTACCCGCTGTAATATTTTTTAAATGTAACATAATTAAACGCTCGCCACGTTATACCAGGTACCATTAATCAGTTTTTGCAGCGGTCGGTAATACACACCGTCAACGTTATCCGCTGAGTTACGGTGGGTATCCGATATCTTTACCCCTGACAGCCCGTGTCCCGAAGGTGCGCGAAATGTCCACGAAACGGTGTTACTGCCGGGGCCGTAATACATTTCATGGCCATATCGCACATCCTGTACCCCCTCAGTTCGATGTTTATAGCGGGCATCGAAGTTTCCGTAATTTAACGGAATTACCTGTCCGTTTACGGCGAACGTGATGCTGTTATCTGTATTCCTCTGGCTGAAAAAATGCCAGCCTGAATCATCAACAAGCTCTGCAACAACAGGCCTGGATGGATTACCCCACAAACAAAACGCTGCATTTTTCGTGGAGTTGTTGGCGCTGGATAACGTGAATTTTCTGGCAGTTCCGGCCTGAATATTCTTAAAAGCAATAGCCACGCCATTCTGAAAACGAAATACATGCTGTCCATTCGCATAAACATCCAGCAGACCATCGCCGTTCTGTTTCAGGCCGGTATCGTTATCCCCGAAAACAATTGAATTTCCACCTAACGCATTCGTCGTACCAATGCCAAGGCAACCATTAATGACGGCATTAACCAGAATATTTAGTGAATCCCATTTAAGATTCATCAGCTCTTTGAGCTGGCCGCCAGCGAGGCGGTGTCTCCATTTGAAATACTCATTGCCGTTGTCACCTGTTTCAAACCACATGTATGAATCAGTATCGCTGTCGGCATCATTTTTAAAACCAATCTTTGCCCAGTCAGTATTCCGAATCCAGGCGAGGATTGAGTCGTTTTCAAAAGTAAGTCCACCGGACAAGGTATCGCCTGTCTTTTGGACAGCGTTACCAGCCTTGTTTACCGTTTCCTGTAAACCAAGGTTTTCGAGAGCCGTTTTCACCGTGCCATCCGATTTGATATCGCCAAACGGATTCTTGCGGCTCAGGTATTCAACAGCAAACCCCGATCCCAGCAATTCAACAAAACCGGGCAGATCACCATTATCAAGCACATCCCGTTGCGTTTTGTCACTTACAAACTGGGCCAGAGCTGCAGCAATAAAGCTGGCCTGCCGAATAACCTTATTGACTTGCGCACTGGATGCTTTCCCTGCTGTAAATCCGGATAAAAGCGCAGGCAACGCTTCCCATTCCTCCTGCGACATAACATTGGCATTTTTACCCGTTGCAAACGCTTTAAAGTCATTTTTCGCCATCAGAGTAATACTCCCCATGCTCCTACATCAAAACCACTGATGAATTCGTTATCCATATCAAAACCAAAAAATTTTGAGCCTTCCGATGGGGTTTCCACCGAAGGTGTTTCAATGCCACCCGCCCATACCCCGGCGGCTTTTACTGTGAGATACCCCTGTTTAATTGCCGCAATTAACTCACACGATACATCTGAAATATCAGTATCAGGAAAGACCCAGACCGATATCGTCATGTCCTGATTATCGACTATCTGCATTCGCAGCCCGGATCCTGCTGTTGCAGCGTCAAGAATTGCCGGAAGCGAATCATTCCGTCCATCCCAGTTATTAATCGCAATCTTCGCTTTAAGAATGACACGATAAGTTTCATCGCTGAGGTACATGTATCCGGAATCAGGATCGTATGGTCCCTGCCATACCCCCTGATCATATCCAAGCCCGTCGGTATCCCAGCTGAAATAGACACCTGAGATAGGCTGGCTGACAACACGGCTACGTCCGATCCACAATCCCAGAATGTCAAGTTGCACACCAACCGCAGAGTCAATATCAAATGCAGTAATCAGCCCTCTGGTGGCAGCCGCAACATCAATAAGTGGCCGGGTCATCAGATCAACATGCGCAAGAAATTTAGGTTTGGTGGCGTGGTAGTTCGTGATTAGTTCGGTGTATTTGCTCATGACTCCACCGTTATAACGATATTTTCCGGGGTACAGGACGCAGATTCGTTGTATCTGATATCAATGTTTGATGACGACAAAGCCCCCGGGGATTTCCCAATCGTCAGCTCCTGAATATCGTAATAGCGTGCATTCCCGCCACTCACCACGCCAAGATTCGCCGGTGAGTAAATGCGACTTAAAAGGACCGAATCACCAATCGTCAGACTAATGATATAGTCGGAAATAACCTGCTGGATCTGCTGCCCTATCTGTGAGGTATAACCCGTAAAAACTTTTAATTTAATCCGGGCATAAACAGGCACATCACTGGAACGCGAGAATTTGATTACATGGGGATTGCCGTATTTATCCGGAACCGTAACGGATGTTGTACCGTGAGTGGCTGTCCCCTGGCCTTTATTCCCTCTGATAGCCTGAGCAATATCCGTCACATCACCGCCATCCACAATTACAGCAACAGAGTGTGGCGGTAACCCGTTACCGTCCTCCGAACCAGTATCGTTTTCATAGAGTTTGTGGCGGGTTACACCGGCAACATTAGAAACAGCACCATCCAGTGCTTCAAATGGGGTTATTGATGGCAACGCAACACTTTGCGACTGGCGGATACGTAACTCAGCATCAGTTTCTGCCGGAGAGCCAACAGTAGCCGCAGCAGGATTAATTACCGAAACCCAGCCACGGGTTGGCGTATTAATTTCAGTGATAGTTCCAGCCAGCGCCGCCACTGCACCACTGACGGAACATCTTGCGGTCGCCATCACTGTACCATCCACACCGACCACCACTGACGCAGGCAAACGCCATATCACATTATTACCATCTTTCACGCTGCCATTAATGATGGTTGTTCCGGCTGTTCCTGTAAGAAGCAAATCAACCGTAGAGTTCGTCGCGCCTTTACGTGAAATACCATTTATTTTCACGTTACTGGTCAGTGCAGCCCCATAGCCGGTTGCCGGTGAAAAACAGTTGTAGACAGTTATAGCCATATTATTGGCATCATGAATCGCCAGCGCCATCAGAGCCACCATCTGACCGTCTTTACTGTCCGGTTCGAGGTAGGCATCACTACCATAAATCTGCTGAAAATAGCTAATCAGGGTGCTGAGTATCGTCTGATAATCAGGCGCACTGATCCCCTCCGCGGTTACCTTTGCAGATAAACCGAGAGAATCAAGGTTCAGAGCCATTACGCCTCCGATGTAACAGTCGTTATTCCATAGAGAGTGTCGATTTCAGTGGAAAACCTGACACGTCGGGTCGTGGTATCCACCGTAGTATTGAAAGAGAGGATTGATTTAACGCCCCGCGTTTCGAGGATGCGCTTACGGATCGCCAGGTTGTAGGTTTCCGGCTTCTGCTTACCGAGTACGGACTGGATCCACGGAGTCCCCTCGGTGGTGTCGAGAAACCATTGCCCATACCACAATTCGAATCGCGTTTTTACCGCCTGCGCCACGGCCTCCGGTGAGTTAATCAGCCAGGTGTCATCACCGCTGCCAAAGGTGTAATCGCCATCGGCGTCTTCACGTCTGTATCGCATCAGTTTACTCCGTCGGTATTGCTTCCACCGCGCTGAACACCACCATGAGTGTGCGTATCATCGATTGGCTTGCCGTTAGCCTTCACGCTACCCAAAAACTCAACAGCACCAGTGATTTTTGAAGCCACACCAGAAACAACAGACCCCACCATGCCACCCATCCAGGTTAACAGGCCATGAATGGTTACTTTCTCAGAAAAATCAGCCAGAGGGGCAACCACATCAAGCCCCCCCGGAGCGACAATTTTAATTTTCCTAGTATCAGGATTAAGCTCAAAATAGGTACTGCCGTCGTCACTACGCAACTGTGTGGCACTGGTATTAATACCGCTAATCTTCCTCGCCTGCGACTGGGGACCTACAATACAAAACGCATCCGATAAATCATGCATTCTGTCATCAACCGGCTCCTGTATCCCGCCACTCTGCCACCAGAAATCAATACAACGATCGGCAAAAACGACAAGACACTCATCCCCGGCTTTTACCGGAAAAGTCAACGTACAGCCTCCGCCGCGCGGGAATACCACTGGCACATCCACCAGCAAGGGTAATGTCGTCGACTGGTTGATTCCATTTGAGTCTGGCTCATAGCCTTTAATCGCTGGTTGAACAACTACCGTTACCGTGTCCGGATCAAATGACTGGACGATGCCGGGCATAGAAACACGCAGCGCCGACATGACAGAGCCAGCAAGTCTTACATCGGCCTGTTCTTTGCTACCACGCTGAGCGCTTAAAGAAACTGGCATTCATATGCCTCCAGAAAGCAAAAAACCCACTCGAAGGCGGGTTTTATGTAGCTAGTTTTCTTTCCATGGTGATAGAAGCAATTACCGTGAAAAGTTAATTTAGCGAACTCATTTCTTATTTTCAGATAGCACCAATCTACATTCTTCTTTTTTTAGAATCGTAAGAGATTGGCCACTATCGGAAAAAGAATAACCGCACTCGAAAGCGAGTTGACGCAGAGCTATTTCACCATAACTATCACCATGTTCTTTCATTAACTCATCACCAAAATCCGCCTCACGACCATTAGATACAGCGTCCATAGCCGCATTAGAAACAGCCCTATTTGTGATCTCTCTCTTGATGATGTAGTTATCAGCCAGTGAGGTGTGCAGTCCAAAAAAATCATTCAGCGTTCCACCTACACAAATTGTTGGAGTCAACACTGCGAGAAGGAATATTTTCTTCATTACAAATGTCTCTTATAGCTGATTTCTTAAAAAAATTAATTACAGTACGTTGTGCCAGTATTGGTCGCCTGGCATTCACGATGTACTGCACTCCCATTAATCGTTCCTGTGGTATACGTAGTACCTGTATTGGTTGTATAAGATTCTGTTTTAACTGTAGAACCACTACTGTCTGTACCAGTACAGTAAGTTGTTCCTGTATTTGAAGTGGTGCATGTTACCGCAGCCACAGAAGACAAAGTCACAAAATATACCAGTAATAAGATCCATTTAAGCATTTGGTACCCCACTTATTTTCGCTATCGTATCAGGAGTGAGTAAACTTTTACTCCCTTTAGCCAGGCAAAGCAGGTCCATATACCACGCCTGCCCTCGGGTGTCGCCAGTATAATCAATGCTGCCCACAATGTAATCACCGTCAGTATTAATGCTGGCAGGCTGTGACATGCCTGGCAGACCGTTAACGTAGAGATTACCGTCGCTTTCAGACTCATCCAGTCGTGCTGGCGATTTCGCTACCTGGTCATTACTCAAAGAGGCACGGTATACAGATGCCTGATCCAGACGAATAAGCCCACCGAGCTTAATATTTGGATTAATCAGACATCTGACATTTACGCCAGCTCCCATCGTCTGCTGTGGCATACTGATAAGCCCGGTGTTAGCATTCAACACCGTAGCAACACCAATATATTTATCTTCAGGAACAATATTTACCAGATTATTTTCATACCACCAGTTAGCTTTACACTGCCCTGCGATATGATTCATCAACCTTGATGTGTTTTGATAAACAACGCGACCTCGGGGAAATACCGTTTCAGGCATGTCAGGAACTGCACCGGATTCGATGCCATATGGTTCGAATGATTTCATACCCAGACTGAAAAGATCGCTGTACTTCCAGCCAGCAGCCACTGTGGTTTTCACTCTTGCGTTCAGGTGGCCTTCCCAGCTGTCAATACACTGCAACATGATCCAACTGTCTGTGGCATTATCTTTACCAGTGACAGTAAAACGGATATCTCCATTGAATATCATACCAACGTTTTCATCAGGATAATTACCTGCTGCATCCGGTTGCCCCTTGTATCCGGCAATAACCTGTATACGCGAAAACTCCTTCTGCATAATCCGGTTCTGAGTGGTAGGAGACAGGTTATAAACCTTAAAATTTCCAACAAATCCATTAAATATGGTCGCAGGCATTTTCTGAATATTGAAAGTGACTTTAAGCTCAGAAATTTTTATCCCGTCGCCCTTATCATCAACAAGCAATAATTCAAAGTGACGCATCCAGTTTTTCGACATTGTTACTCCGTGAAAACATAGAGGTGTGAGAGCGTTCCAAGATCGAATTGCGTCGGATTCTCCTGCCCTGCCACGTCGCAGAGCACCACCAGAGAAAAACCCTGATCCATATATCGATACTGTGCCAGCAGGTCAGCCCCCATAATCATCGGTATACCTGATATAATGGCGGAGCCATTGCTGTCAGCAAGATCCAGAACCCAGCACTCGCCTCACCAGATGACAGACAGGTGATAAACCGAACCGTTAATTGTGGTGGCAAAAGTCTGATTGTCAGCAACCAGTGGGATTTCTACGGCTTTCATGAATCACCTTCCCAGAAATAAATTGCTCAAATACCCATCAACAGTGGAGATACCTTCTTGCGCCATCTGTGGCAGCGATTTCAGAATGGAATTATTCGGCGGCACCGTTGTTTTGGTGCCTGTATTCTGCACAGCAGACGTTCCGACTCCCTCGGTCATATTGTTTTTCGGGGCAACCCTGACTGACTGCGTGGAGATAATAATTACTTCCCTGAGGGTAAGTGTCGCCAGAAGCACATTTTCACTACTCTTATCGGTCGTGACCTCCAGCGTTTTTATCAACATATTGTTGTAAATACGCTTGCCGGTTGTCACATCGAAAGGAATACGATTCCGCTGCAGGTTAAGCAGTTCCTGATACAGTTCTTTCGGGCTCAGCCCCAGTAAACTGGTAGCAGTCAGGTTACTGGCAAAATCAAGCAGCGATCCGCCTCCGGAAAAACCGGTTTCCATCACAACCTCAGAAGGGCGCCTGAATGCGTGTTCTGATATGTAACCAGCGCCCTCACCACTGGCACCAGCATTCGTGGGCTGTTCAACCGGATGTTCCGTAATTTCCAAGGCGTCAGTGTGCTTTTCGGTAATAACCACATCAGGAATAATGATTCCTATTGAGCGGGTTCGCTGCTGCAGTAAAACAGATAAAAAGTCCATTACGCAGGTCCTTTCAATTGCTGTACCGCCCTGGCATTTACAGCCCCCTGCTTGTCAGCGATCAGATTAGCCGCCTCCTGAGGGTTGTTAACTCCATGAACATTTATAACAGTCTGCTGGTTAAGGTTGCCAGCGGCGGCCTGATACGCCAGCGGGCTGTTCCAGTTTGAATAACCTTCTTTGCGCGCCATCGACTGCATCAATGCTCCCATAGTCCGGGGATCTGTAAGATTCAATATTGCATTCGGTGGGTAATGACTCCAACTTACTGATAGTGTTTTATGTTCAGATAATGCCCGATGACCTTGTCATGCAGCTCCACCGATTTTGAGAACGACAGTGACTTCCGTCCCAGCCTTGCCAGATGTTGTCTCAGATTCAGATTATGTCGCTCAATGCGCTGAGTGTAACGCTTGCTGATAACGTGCAGCTTTCCCTTCAGGCGTGATTCATACAGCGGCCAGCCATCCGTCATCCATACCACGACCTCAAAGGCCGACAGCAGGCTCAGAAGACGCTCCAGTGTGGCCAGAGTGCGTTCACCGAAGACGTGCGCCACAACCGTCCTCCGTATCCTGTCATACGCGTAAAACAGCCAGCGCTGACGTGATTTAGCACCGACGTAGCCCCACTGTTCGTCCATTTCAGCGCAGACAATCACATCACTGCCCGGTTGTATGCGCGAGGTTACCGACTGCGGCCTGAGTTTTTTAAGTGACGTAAAACCGTGTTGAGGCCAACGCCCATAATGCGTGCACTGGCGCGACATCCGACGCCATTCATGGCCATATCAATGATTTTCTGGTGCGTACCGGGCTGAGAGGCGGTGTAAGTGAACTGTAGTTGCCATGTTTTACGGCAATGAGAGCAGAGATAGCGCTGATGTCCGGCAGTGCTTTTGCCGTTACGCACCACGCCTTCAGTAGCGGAGCAGGAAGGACATCTGATGGAAATGGAAGCCACGCAAGCACCTTAAAATCACCATCATACACTAAATCAGTAAGTTGGCAGCATTACCCATTCGGTGATACTCCCATCCATTTCGCAACATCCTGTGCATACTTTTTCGGATCGTTGTTATCACCTGCCGGGGCCCAGGTACTGACAATATCCTGAATAGTCTGTAATGCCCGTCCGGTTGTTTTCCCGGTAAAGTAACGCATGAGCTGGTTTTTCATCGCCTCCCAGCCCTCAAGAGCTGATTCGAAAAACCGGAACCCTTTACCGCTCACCGGGCGAATATTCCCTGGATTGTTATTCCGATCGGCTAAAGTACGCTTCGTAGACTGCGCATGTTGTTCCGGCTCAGCACCTGGAATATCTGACTGAATATTTGCGCCTTTTACGGTATGAGGATTACGACCAAAATCGGTATCAATGCCAAGCCAGCGCAATGAATCTCCAATATTTTGTTTCGTGTAATCCCAGGATGACTTCGCACTGGCACCAATATTTTCGCGATCAGAGTACAAATACGCAGCATAAGCCATCCAGCCTTTTAACCACGGCGGGACCAGCAAACCTGATATTTTCCCGAAAGCCCCCAGAACCTTGGATACCCAGACACCCGCGATGAATGTACCGAGGATTTCCAGTGCATTTTGCCAGCCGCCAACACCATCTTTTAGTTCCAGAAGGTGATCACGAAGCCAGGTGATCGCATCCTTCGCTTTATCTATTGCTGGTTGCCATTTTTCCCAGTCGATAAGACTGTTACCGCCTTCTTTCCATGTTTTGTAGTCTTCCCACAAGAGACCGAGAGCCACGATCAGACCGGTAATCAGCCCTATAGGTGACATCCAGAAAGTAGAGTTAAGTATCCGCATGGCGACAACCAGACCGCCGATAACCTCTATCAGGGTTTTCGTTTCGGCATCCAGTTTCCCCCACCACTCGATGATATCTCCGACACCATCGACTATCCGGAATGCACCCCGCCCGACTATCTCACCCAGCCAGAGGATCCCCTTTATGACCTTTGTGATGGTGACTTCAATTTTGGGAAAATTTTCAATTATCTTTTTGCGCAGGTTATCAATCTGCCCCGCCAGTCCGTCCGCAAGATTCGATCCGATTTTGTCCCGCGCCATCCCGGCCATTTCACCGAGCGATTTCAGCGAGGTCATAAACCGGTTTGACGATAAGGCAGCCTGATCGGCATTAAATCCGATCGCTTTCACCATTTCTGAATACTGAGCGCTGAACTGCCCCACTCCGCGACGCATAGCCATAAGGGTATTTTCGTCAATGCTCAGCATCTGCGCATACTGGTTAGCCCGGTAATACGGCATACCGCTGAGCTTCTGGCCTACACCAGTAAAAATAGCGGCCATGTCACGCATGTTACCGCTGGCATCACGGGTCTGTACGCCCAGGCGATTCAGAAAGCCTTCTGCACCGGGATTGTTACGAATAAACCGGGAGAGGCTTTCCAGAGAAGATCGCGCAGCGTCCACGCTGCCGCCAACCTGCGAAACCGCATAGCCAATAGACTGAATTCCCTGGACTGTCGCGCCGGTGCGCTGTGACGCCCAGTAAAGATTATCCAGACCGGAGGCGATCTTAGCCGTGAAGGCCACCACGGACAGCGCAGCTCCTTCAACAGCCAGCCCCATTTTGATGACATTTGCAGTTGTACCGGCGAGGACAGAACCGAACTTTTTCGCTCCTGCATCATCCACACTGAAGCCAAGCGAGACGAGGAAATCTTTAATAGTCTCGGCGTTCATTATCCTCTCTCCATTTTTCTACCCGGACATCGTTGTCCTCGCACATATCAAGGTAGTCATTAAGAAGCGCGATGCGACAGAGATCTACCGCACCACTGTTAAGATCTTTCTGGTCAATATGGAAGGCAAGCGCCGGACGAAGAATAAAATCTTCACCACCCGGCAGGCTATTGAAGGTTATTCCGCTGGCGGGATGGGCGTCTCTTTGGTAGGGTGTCCTTGCAAAAAATTTCCTAGCGAATCGGCGACCACCCGCGCCACCAGCTGCAGCATGACCAGCAGGTCAATATCATCAAACATCAGTTCGCCCTGGGTAAATACCGGCACCCATCCGTCCATATGACGCCGCGACACCACCGCAAGACAGGGATGAATAATTGCACTGGTGTCATCTTCGGTCAGGGAAGACAGTTCCTCAGCGATACGCGGGAGCATGGTTTCAAACACCGGTTTTAACTGCTCGAATTTCACGGTGTCTATTTTGCCGTCAGCAGGCAAACGGGAGCGAATGCTCCCGAAATCTGACATCATTCCTGCCAGCACCGGCAGAAGTTTGCGGGTCACTTTCAGCTGGTCAAAAACGCTGAGTTTTGCCGCGCGATATTTCACGCCTTTGATTTCGAATTCCATGTATTAAAACTCCCCGAGAACCTGGTCAATCTTGCCGCAGTCAAGCACCCACGGCATCGTATTACCGGTTTTAGCGTTGGCGTTATCCGGTTGTTTCTGGAACGCAACACTGCGTGCCGTGATGATGTCGCCGCTGACCTTGTTTCGGATCACAATAACGTTATTCCCCCATGTGGCAGAAGACTGGCTCTGTGCGTTATACGCCAGCGACAATTTTTTATTTGTCGGTGATGTCTTCAGAAGGTTAACGGTAATCGTCCCGCTTTTATCTGCATGGAGACTGTGCATCACTTCGCCATCAGCACCGATGGTCATGGTGTTTTTAGGACCGCCCATCGCAACCACAATCCCCTCTTCAGAACTTGCCGAACCGTACCCGAGGTCAATCGAACCGGTCGGCCCGGTCAGCGTCGCAGTGACATCCATAAAAGAATAGGTAGACATTCACTTCCCCTTAGCGAACAACGTTAATCTGTACGTCAGCGTAATGAACCGCGCCTGCAAGTTTTATTGCAGCCTGAATCACCGGAGCCTTACGGGCTTCACGTTCTGATTGTGCCTGTTCATCCAGCGGCTGGGCGTATACGTAATAACCTTTGGGCAGCGTGTCACCTGATGACAACTGACCAAGGTCGCCACCGTTCCATACGCCCGGAGCAATCAGTCCATTCTGAACGGCCTGATCCAGTGATTTTTCAACACTTGATAACAGTCGGGTAATACCGGCTTCACTCTGGGGTACTTTCGTGGTGCTGGTATAAAGCAGGTTATAGAGGTTGGTCTGCACATAATTCTGTAACCAGTCCAGGCCGTGGCGTTCATCAAAGAAATCGCCGTTAGCCATCACTCCCTGCTGGAGGATAGCCGTATCATTCTGGTAGTACACGAATACATTGCAGTTTTTTGCATCAAGTGCCGATGCCTGGCTGACTGTCAGTGTTTCATACCCGACACCCGGCTCCTGCTTAAACTTGAGCGTAATCGCGGTATTACTGCCATTGAAATTAACCGTGAATGCCCGGCCAAATGCAGATAACGCAGCGTATTTATTACCCGATGAATACTGAATAAAACTGCGTGAATATCCGGCGGTTTTCAGTTTTGATGCCAAATCATCGCTGGATGCGGTCTGCAGGCATTTCTCATCGCTTGTCGTAATCGCCAGAATACGGCTTACAGAAGAGGATTCGATCGCCGCAGCCACATTCAGCCAGTCTGCATCCGGAATATCTGCATCGTCTGCAATCCCCAGCCCATACCATGAAGTATAATCAAGCATGGCATTCACAGCCTGCTCCAGCGTCTCAGGCGTGGCCTGTTCGCTGTCTCCCTTCGTTTTCACCCAACGACCAACAAAAACCTCCTGAGGTTTCGGTGATTGTGAGAAAAACACCTGCGCAGCCTTATATTCTGGTGATTCCACGCCAAAATCTTTTCCAATATCTTCCGCAGCAGAATAACGGCGAATGCGCTCACTTACCGGAATGATTGTGGACGGGCCGAGAATGAGTAATGCACCAAAATTTCGCCCTGATGCTGCACGCGGCGACATGATCACATCAACATTAACAACGTTTGATACAGGCAAGCCCTGTGCCATAGCTTAATCTCCGAAAAAGATGACTGGTGCTTCCACCAGCGATTTAATACCGTACTCGCGCACAACCTTCCGGCGCAGACGCACCGTCATATCGTAGCGGCGGACCCATTGCTGATTAATAAGTTCAGGGAAGGGAGTCAGACCTGTGTAATCGCCAAGAGACAGCCCCAGCGCATTCAGTGCTGCATTGTTCTGCGGCACAGATATACCGTCACGAAACCGGGACGCATACACCATCCCCGCCGGACCATAAAACGAAGCCATACACTCAATCGTTTCATGCCGCCAGAGCTGAGAGCCATCATCGGTCTGTCTGGTGAATGCCGGACTGTCATCACCTGACCATCCGATAACCCCAAACGCACACCAGCTCGTTTCAGCCGGTAGCAGTGGCGGCTGCTCTTTCTGCCAGCGCGGACGAACCATCCCGGCAGACAGACCGGAAACGTTACGCATCCACTGGCTTAACAGCCTGTCGAGCGCTTCGTCATAATCCGGATCGCCACTGGTTGGTATCAGCCATCCGCACTCTGTGCTGGTGTTATTGCTCAACCGGAATTCCCCCATCAAACGGCAGCAACTCACAATGCGCCTGAACGAATCCGGCACCATACGCTGTATACGGGTCGACGAAAGTCACACGATAATCACGGCCCTGATACGTCACGATATCGGCATCACGGCCAGTCTGTCCCTGCGTCAGTCGCTCAGTCGTCACAATCAGAATTGCACCACTGATTACCTGCCCGGCCTGCATACGACGGTTTTCCAGAGAGCGATCAACAGTAACGACTCCGGCAAACTGCTTTTTAACTTCGCTGTCGCTGCCGATCCCATCCTCATCCACCGTTTGCACACGGCGTGTTACCCACAAATTGAAGTCGCAAAAATCGGGGTCAAAAAGCACATCTGTTACATCAAGAGTCGGCATCTTTATCCCTCACAACATGGGTAATCGCTCTGCGATATTGCCCGGTGTCAATTAATGGTTTCGCCAGTTCGGTTCCCGGAGATTCGCCAGCAGCACGCCGGGCAAGTTCCAGTGTTGCCCCCTTGCGCCCCCGACGAGCCCGGGCTTCAACAGTACTGTCAGCAAGCGGCGTAAAGCCGGTAATGGTCATGTAACGCCTGACGCCATTAGCGGCCAGCGTTCCGGCACGGTTGAGCGCTCTTTCCGCACCCGCCGCATTACCATCAAGCGCAGCCTGCGCCGCTGCTTTGAGCTGCGGCACTGTCTGTTCTTCTACCGATTTAACGCCGGGGACCAGGTGAGGTCGTGGCGGGATGTTTTGCGCCGGTGAGCCGTATTCGTTGAGGTAACCGATGCCCGCATTACCAAACGGAACATCATCCCGCTCGCTGTCTTCCGAAGGGAGGCCGACCAGCACATCTTTTTTGGTTAACGACCTGAGCGCATCCAGAATGGCCTGAGCGTTATCCACCCTCGTTGTTACACCGCTTTTGAAACTCATAGCTGGCGACCGCCTGCACCGAACATCGTGATCAACTGATAAAATTCAGCGCCATATCGGGTGTTATTCCAGAAACCTGCATCAGGATTCAGCGTCGCGCTGGTGTCATAACTGACGCTTACCTTATCCACGGACTTTGAGGACTGAACACCATTGGTTGAACCGCCCGGACCACCAGCCAGCATCGCCCGGCTGTCTGCCGCCCAGAGCGTCATGTAGTGCGCAACGAACAATCCGGCAAAGTACGGAAACAACTTTTTTTCGGTGACGTTTTCGCTCAGCAGTTCATCGGCCAGATTCAGACGAAACTGGATTTGCGCTTCGGGATATTTGGCAGGGTCAGCAAACTGCGGGAAGTCGCGGCGAAAATCACTTACCGCTGGCAGACTTTGATTCTTTGGCATTTTTTACCTCGTTACGCGCGTCTGTGGCTTTGCCAACGGATACTTCCGCGTGCGCACGAGTGAACCAGTGCGTGGCAACGTCTTCCTCCACTGCATGACGGCCTTTAACAAACTCGCGCCGCGAACCGTCGGGAAGCGTGAGCACAAACGGGGTATGTACGTGTATTACTGCATTATTTTTTGCCATCGGGTCATCCTTAATGGCCCCGCCAGGGGGCCATATGGCTGTTAAATGCCATCAACGTACGAAATGGTTTCTTTGTACACTGGCTCGACTGCACCCAGCTTGCCGTAGTAAGTGAAGTGGCACACTGAATTTGGCCACCTGAACAGAGGTGATATGCTCACCTCAGAACAACACAGGTGCTCCAATGAAAAAAAGAAATTTTAGCGCAGAGTTTAAACGCGAATCCGCTCAACTGGTTGTTGACCAGAAATACACGGTGGCAGATGCCGCCAAAGCTATGGATGTTGGCCTTTCCACAATGACAAGATGGGTCAAACAACTGCGTGATGAGCGTCAGGGCAAAACACCAAAAGCCTCTCCGATAACACCAGAACAAATCGAAATACGTAAGCTGAGGAAAAAGCTACAACGCATTGAAATGGAGAATGAAATATTAAAAAAGGCTACCGCGCTCTTGATGTCAGACTCCCTGAACAGTTCTCGATAATCGGGAAACTCAGAGCGCATTATCCTGTGGTCACACTCTGCCAAGTGTTCGGGGTTCATCGCAGCAGCTACAGATACTGGAAAAACCGTCCTGAAAAACCAGACGGCAGACGGGCTGTATTACGCAGTCAGGTACTTGAGCTACATGGCATCAGCCATGGTTCGGCCGGAGCAAGAAGCATCGCCACAATGGCAACCCGGAGAGGCTACCAGATGGGACGCTGGCTTGCTGGCAGGCTCATGAAAGAGCTGGGGCTGGTCAGCTGTCAGCAGCCGACTCACCGGTATAAACGTGGTGGTCATGAACATGTTGCTATCCCTAACTACCTTGAAAGGCAGTTCGCCGTGACCGAGCCAAATCAGGTGTGGTGCGGTGATGTGACCTATATCTGGACGGGTAAGCGCTGGGCGTACCTCGCCGTTGTTCTCGACCTGTTCGCAAGAAAACCAGTGGGCTGGGCCATGTCGTTCTCGCCGGACAGCAGGCTCACCATGAAAGCACTGGAAATGGCATGGGAAACCCGTGGTAAGCCCGGCGGGGTGATGTTCCACAGCGATCAGGGCAGTCATTATACGAGCAGGCAGTTCCGGCAGTTATTGTGGCGATACCAGATCAGACAGAGTATGAGCCGGCGCGGAAACTGCTGGGATAACAGCCCAATGGAACGCTTCTTCAGGAGTCTGAAGAACGAATGGATGCCGGTGGTGGGTTACGTAAGCTTCAGCGAGGCAGCTCACGCCATAACGGACTATATCGTTGGATATTACAGCACACTAAGACCGCACGAATATAACGGTGGGTTACCCCCAAACGAATCGGAAAATCGATACTGGAAAAACTCTAACTCGGTGGCCAGTTTTTGTTGACCACTTCACTTCCTGTGATTTACTGTTATCGCTGCCTGTCACAATAGGTTGCTTTAATTCTTCCTCATCACTCACTCCTGCGACGCTCCGTGGCAGGGCCCCCCACAGGAGTACCTTGTAAATGTAAGGTGTTTAAGCCTAAATTAAGTCGTATCACGGTTAAATAGCAAAGAAAAATTCACAGAAGGAAAGACATTGATGGAGTGGATAAATGCTTTGATGAACTATTTTGTACTTCATCCATATCGCCTATGGGGGCTTCTTTTTATAATAGCGTTCACAAAATCCACTTTACTCATTTCGTCGATATTGCCACCAGCATCAATTATGATGGCCACTGTAATTACAGTCAGCAAGACGACTCTTTCACCATGGGAAGCTGGAATCACGGTCATGAGTGGCGCATGGTGCGGTACTATCGTTAATTACCATCTTGGTATAATAATTGGGCATATCCCTCAACTTGCATGTATAATATCGAGCCGTTCCAATACAATAGAACGGGTTCGCCTTCAGTTGCAAAATAACTCTGTGTCAATACTTTTCACTTCGCGCTTTATCGCCGTGCTGCGTTATATTGCTCCTTTGGTGGCAGGAATGTTGCAACTTCATCCAGTGAAAGTGTATACAGTGAGTCTGATTTCAGCTGCTAGCTGGTCAGCACTTTATGTTGGTAGTTTTAGCTTCGTGTTGCCTTTTTTTAGCTAAACTGCCCATAAAAAGCTCTTGCGAATCCAGCTTCCCCCATTCCTCTGACAACAGAATCTGATTTGAAGGATAATGAGTAAAATTACCGCTACCCCCCAAGGCATTGGATCCTGATGTACTCCTGAAGCATTCTCAATGCTGTCTGGTCGCTGATGAAGTGGTCAACAAAAACTGGCCACCGAGTTAGAGTTTTTCCAGTATCGATTTTCCGATTCGTTTGGGGGTAACCCACCGTTATATTCGTGCGGTCTTAGTGCGCTGTAATATCCAACGATATAGTCCGTTATGGCGTGAGCTGCCTCGCTGAAGCTTACGTAACCCACCACCGGCATCCATTCGTTCTTCAGACTCCTGAAGAAGCGTTCCATTGGGCTGTTATCCCAGCAGTTTCCGCGCCGGCTCATACTCTGTCTGATCTGGTATCGCCACAATAACTGCCGGAACTGCCTGCTCGTATAATGACTGCCCTGATCGCTGTGGAACATCACCCCGCCGGGCTTACCACGGGTTTCCCATGCCATTTCCAGCGCTTTCATGGTGAGCCTGCTGTCCGGCGAGAACGACATGGCCCAGCCCACTGGTTTTCTTGCGAACAGGTCGAGAACAACGGCGAGGTACGCCCAGCGCTTACCCGTCCAGATATAGGTCACATCACCGCACCACACCTGATTTGGCTCGGTCACGGCGAACTGCCTTTCAAGGTAGTTAGGGATAGCAACATGTTCATGACCACCACGTTTATACCGGTGAGTCGGCTGCTGACAGCTGACCAGCCCCAGCTCTTTCATGAGCCTGCCAGCAAGCCAGCGTCCCATCTGGTAGCCTCTCCGGGTTGCCATTGTGGCGATGCTTCTTGCTCCGGCCGAACCATGGCTGATGCCATGTAGCTCAAGTACCTGACTGCGTAATACAGCCCGTCTGCCGTCTGGTTTTTCAGGACGGTTTTTCCAGTATCTGTAGCTGCTGCGATGAACCCCGAACACTTGGCAGAGTGTGACCACAGGATAATGCGCTCTGAGTTTCCCGATTATCGAGAACTGTTCAGGGAGTCTGACATCAAGAGCGCGGTAGCCTTTTTTAATATTTCATTCTCCATTTCAATGCGTTGTAGCTTTTTCCTCAGCTTACGTATTTCGATTTGTTCTGGTGTTATCGGAGAGGCTTTTGGTGTTTTGCCCTGACGCTCATCACGCAGTTGTTTGACCCATCTTGTCATTGTGGAAAGGCCAACATCCATAGCTTTGGCGGCATCTGCCACCGTGTATTTCTGGTCAACAACCAGTTGAGCGGATTCGCGTTTAAACTCTGCGCTAAAATTTCTTTTTTTCATTGGAGCACCTGTGTTGTTCTGAGGTGAGCATATCACCTCTGTTCAGGTGGCCAAATTCAGTGTGCCACTTCAGGTTATGGCTTTTGGTATAGAGAAAAAAGTTATTGCTTTTTGACGTAAAAACTGCTTCAATTCTTGTACGCTTCGCAAAGCTGTACCGCGAGGCGAATAGCAGACATGGACATTTGAAAGAGCCCGCTTTATGCGGGTTTTTTTATACCTGAAAAACGGCACAGGACGTTAAACGTGCTGGTGGTCAGATGAGTTTGCAGATGTGATGACATATGGTTATTATTCTGCCTCCGGTCCTTTAGCTCAGTTGGTCAGAGCGAGCGACTCATAATCGCCAGGTCGCTGGTTCAAGTCCAGCAAGGGCCACCAACCACCACTAGCTCATCCGGATAGAGCATCAACCTTCTAAGTTGACGGTGCGAGGTTCGAGTCCTCGGTGGTGGGCCAGCGCCGACTTAGCTCAGCAGGCAGAGCAACTGACTTGTAATCAGTAGGTCACCAGTTCGATTCCGGTAGTCGGCACCATATGCGGGCATCGTATAATGGCTATTACCTCAGCCTTCCAAGCTGATGATGCGGGTTCGATTCCCGCTGCCCGCTCCAGCGAGATTTGAGACGAAGGTTGTTATTTGCACTGACACAATATTGTGTGGGAATGTCTGACTCCTTACCATCTCCTGTTCTGTGATGTTGTTTTGTTGCAGTTCCAGTGCTCTTTTTTCAGCACCAGAATGGTGCATTGTCGGTCAGGTTACGTAGTGAACCTCTGGCAGGGGACTGATGATTCATCATTCTGGTGTTGTAAATATCTCTTCGGACAACTTACAAAATATTCTAAGCAAACCCCGGGAACACACTCTTAACTGCCTTGGTTGGCGGTTTTTTGTACAGCGCTCGGTATGTGTGAGCTGGAAATCAGATTTTGCATGGACTGGAATCATGCTGTTATTTAGGGGCGAAGAACTGGCTTTTTCTTCCGCCTTCTCACCAGTAACGATTAGAAAAATAATGAAATGCCCCCCTCCGGGGAGGAGGACCGTAGAAAAAAGGACCCGCCAGCAAAAACATTGGGGATGAACAGCTTTCGCTACTCAGATTGCTGGCGGGTAAAGTTCCTCATGAATTAAGAATGCTACGCGATCTTTTTTAATGGAAATGAAAATTATTGTCAATTAGTCGTGCGTGTTTTTTCATACAATATTGGTAAAGGTGATTCAGGCCATCAGAGTTTTGCTGATGGCCTTTTTTCTTTCCGATAGCACAGGTCTGTCGGGGGGCGGGATATGTATCAGATGGAAAAAATATCAACAGGCATTGCCTACGGCACCTCCGCCGGCAGTGCCGGCTACTGGTTTTTGCAGTGGTTGGATCAGGTCAGTCCATCACAGTGGGCTGCGATTGGTGTGCTGGGAAGTCTGCTTCTGGGGCTTCTGACTTATCTGACGAATCTGTATTTCAAAATAAGAGAAGATAAGCGTAAGGCTGCGAGAGGTGAATAATGTCGCCATCATTACGCAAGGCTGTTGCAGTTGCTATTGGTGGCGGGGCTGTTGCTATAGCATCTGTGTTAATCACTGGCCCAGGTGGTAACGATGGTCTGGAAGGTGTCAGCTACATACCATACAAAGATATCATTGGTGTATGGACTGTATGTCACGGACACACCGGAAAAGACATCATGCCTGGTAAAACGTATACCGAAGCAGAATGCAAAGCTCTCCTGAATAAAGACCTTGCCACTGTCGCCAGACAAATTAACCCGTACATCAAAGTCGATATACCGGAAACAACGCGCGGCGCTCTTTACTCGTTCGTTTACAACGTGGGCGCTGGCAATTTCAGAACATCGACGCTTCTTCGCAAAATAAACCAGGGCGATATCAAAGGCGCATGTGACCAGCTACGTCGCTGGACATATGCTGGCGGTAAGCAATGGAAAGGGCTGATGACCCGTCGTGAGATTGAGCGTGAAGTCTGTTTGTGGGGGCAGCAATGAGCAGAGTCACCGCGATTATCTCCGCTCTGGTTATCTGCATCATCGTCTGCCTGTCATGGGCTGTTAATCATTACCGTGATAACGCCATTACCTACAAAGAGCAGCGCGACAAAAACGCAAGAGAACTGAAGCTGGCGAACGCAACCATTACTGACATGCAGCAGCGCCAGCGTGCTGCTGATGCACTCGATGCTAAATACACGAAGGAGTTAGCCAATGCGAAAGCTGAAAATGATGCTCTTCGGCGCAAGCTTGATAATGGTGGTTGGGTGCTCGTCAAAGGAAAATGCCCTGTGCCATCCTCAGCCGAAACCTCCAGCGCCTCCGGCATGGGCAATGATGCCACCGTCGAACTCTCTCCAGTTGCTGGACGAAACGTTCTCGGTATCCGGGACGGAATCATCATGAAGTGGCTGAAGTGGCACACTGAATTTGGCCACCTGAACAGAGGTGATATGCTCACCTCAGAACAACACAGGTGCTCCAATGAAAAAAAGAAATTTTAGCGCAGAGTTTAAACGCGAATCCGCTCAACTGGTTGTTGACCAGAAATACACGGTGGCAGATGCCGCCAAAGCTATGGATGTTGGCCTTTCCACAATGACAAGATGGGTCAAACAACTGCGTGATGAGCGTCAGGGCAAAACACCAAAAGCCTCTCCGATAACACCAGAACAAATCGAAATACGTAAGCTGAGGAAAAAGCTACAACGCATTGAAATGGAGAATGAAATATTAAAAAAGGCTACCGCGCTCTTGATGTCAGACTCCCTGAACAGTTCTCGATAATCGGGAAACTCAGAGCGCATTATCCTGTGGTCACACTCTGCCAAGTGTTCGGGGTTCATCGCAGCAGCTACAGATACTGGAAAAACCGTCCTGAAAAACCAGACGGCAGACGGGCTGTATTACGCAGTCAGGTACTTGAGCTACATGGCATCAGCCATGGTTCGGCCGGAGCAAGAAGCATCGCCACAATGGCAACCCGGAGAGGCTACCAGATGGGACGCTGGCTTGCTGGCAGGCTCATGAAAGAGCTGGGGCTGGTCAGCTGTCAGCAGCCGACTCACCGGTATAAACGTGGTGGTCATGAACATGTTGCTATCCCTAACTACCTTGAAAGGCAGTTCGCCGTGACCGAGCCAAATCAGGTGTGGTGCGGTGATGTGACCTATATCTGGACGGGTAAGCGCTGGGCGTACCTCGCCGTTGTTCTCGACCTGTTCGCAAGAAAACCAGTGGGCTGGGCCATGTCGTTCTCGCCGGACAGCAGGCTCACCATGAAAGCGCTGGAAATGGCATGGGAAACCCGTGGTAAGCCCGGCGGGGTGATGTTCCACAGCGATCAGGGCAGTCATTATACGAGCAGGCAGTTCCGGCAGTTATTGTGGCGATACCAGATCAGACAGAGTATGAGCCGGCGCGGAAACTGCTGGGATAACAGCCCAATGGAACGCTTCTTCAGGAGTCTGAAGAACGAATGGATGCCGGTGGTGGGTTACGTAAGCTTCAGCGAGGCAGCTCACGCCATAACGGACTATATCGTTGGATATTACAGCACACTAAGACCGCACGAATATAACGGTGGGTTACCCCCAAACGAATCGGAAAATCGATACTGGAAAAACTCTAACTCGGTGGCCAGTTTTTGTTGACCACTTCACATCCAGTGGCGGTGTTCTCCCGCCAGGCTCCAGGCATTTAACAGTCCCAGTGAGTAATAACCTTTATCCATTAACGTCAGAGTGTTATCGCCGGTTTGTTCTATAAGTTGCTCAGCAAGCTCATTTTCGCTGTTCTTCATCGTGCCGAAGGCTGCAGCCGTCAGCAGATGGCTGGTCAGTTCCATCTGGCAGACCATTTTGACCTGCGGGTAGAGCGCCGGGTTCCCGGCATGTGTCTGGCGGGGGAAGGCTGCATCGTTCTCTGGTGTATCCGGTGTGCGCCAGAACACACCATCGATGGCCAGCAGGGTCAGGCCGCACCAGTGCGGATGCGGCGTGGCGTTATGCCAGAGCTGCGCTGTTTTCGTGAACACGCGGCGGACAGCCTCACTTCCCAGGCGCTGGCGGGCCTGAATAACGGCACTGGGGGCAACGAAGGGGCGATTGCCCGGCAGCATGATGTCCAGGCGATTCACAATCTGGTGAAGAGGTTCTTTACGCTCAAGCGCCATGCCAACAATACACCAGACCATCATTTCGAGGGGAAGACGGCGCTTGCGTAGCGTTACAGTACCTGATTCGGCAAGGCAACGAGAGATGAGTTCGGGGTCGAGGTAATCCCCCAGAGAAGTCAGTGGGTTACGCAGAGAATCGTAACGGGATACCAGATCAAGAGCCTGTCCAATGTGCATAAAAAAATCCGGAAACAAGTGAGCGTTTCCGGATTCTTACACAGCCACTGGATCGGTCAACTGATCCTTAACTGATCGGCATTATCCGTCAGAAGTCCATTACAAAAATAAAATAACACAGCACCGCTCTTCCTGAGGTGTACTGGCAATAGCGGACACTATCATTTGTTCTTTTTTTAAGCAGCCATCTGATGATATTTTTCCCTGAAGGCTGCCGGGGAGATATTCCCCAGACGAGAGTGACGACGCTGACGATTGTAGAAAATCTCAATGTATTCCCGTATTACTGAGATGGCTTCATCCCGGTTATTAAAACGATAGTGGCTCAGGCTCTCATTTTTCAGCGTTCCCCAGAAGCTTTCCATCGGAGCGTTGTCGTAACAGTTACCTTTACGCGACATTGATGTTTTCAGACCAAACTGCTCCTGTATGACCCGGTAATCGTATGCGCAGTACTGTGAACCTCGATCAGAGTGGTGGATTAGCCCGGCAGGTGGGCGCTGGCTCCTGAGCGCCATAAACAGGGCTTTACCTGTCAGCTCTTTTGTCATGCGCTCTCCCATGGCGTAGCCGACAATTTCGCACGTATAAACATCTTTGATGCCAGCGAGGTACAACCATCCCTCCTGTGTGGCAACATACGTCAGGTCCGCCACCCAGACCTGATTTGGTGCTGTAGGAGCGAACGTCTGGTTCAGCAGATTTGGCGCAACTGGCAGATTGTGGTTCGGGTTCGTAGTCGCTCTGAACTTGCGTTTCTGCTTACAGCGTAGCCTTAGCTCCTTACGAAGACGTGCCAGTCGGTCACGACCAACGATGATGCCATTCTCTGCCAGCTCCGTCTGGAGCCGCCGGGTTCCATATGTTTCGCGAGTGCGGATATGTGCCACCTTAATCTCCAGTTTTAGCCGCTCATCACTTTGTTTTCTGTCTGAGGGTTCATGCTGTACCCAGTTGTAATAACCGCTCCTGGATACACCAAATACCTGACACATCGCTTCAATGGGAAATTGTTGTCGCCATTGTTCGATTAACGCGTATTTTTCAGCGACTCCTGTGCAAAATACGCTGTTGCTTTTTTTAATATATCTCGCTCAAGGCGAGCTTCATTTAACGCCTTACGCAGTTGCAGAATTTCAGATTCCAGTTCAGCCACCGTGCGGGAACCAGGAGTACCGAGCCCTTTTCTGGCGGCGGTAACCCATTGTCCTAAAGTGCCTTCAGGAAGGGATAATCGGGAAGCGCCTTCACTGATCGAAAGTTGATTTTCAAGAACCGTTCTGACAGCTTCGGCTTTGAACTCTTTAGAGTAACGTTGGGTTTTTCTGCTCATTATTAGCTCCTTCTGATGCCATTCTATTTCAGGAAGGAGTGTCCGTTAAACTCAGGCTACCTCAGTTAATGAGGCTATTGCGGCAAATATGGAATTATTATCCACGCAACATATAAGCTTACTGGATAGAATAAAAGGTAATAGCGTAACATTATTCTGCGAGCTGATATTAAATTTCAGAAATGAAATAGAGCGTAGACAATTAAGCACAAACACCAGGTAATGCTGCCAACTTACTGATTTAGTGTATGATGGTGATTTTAAGGTGCTTGCGTGGCTTCCATTTCCATCAGATGTCCTTCCTGCTCCGCTACCGAAGGCGTGGTGCGTAACGGCAAAAGCACTGCCGGACATCAGCGCTATCTCTGCTCTCATTGCCGTAAAACATGGCAACTACAGTTCACTTACACCGCCTCTCAGCCCGGTACGCACCAGAAAATCATTGATATGGCCATGAATGGCGTCGGATGTCGCGCCAGTGCACGAATTATGGGCGTTGGCCTCAACACGGTTTTACGTCACTTAAAAAACTCAGGCCGCAGTCGGTAACCTCGCGCATACAACCGGGCAGTGATGTGATTGTCTGCGCTGAAATGGACGAACAGTGGGGCTACGTCGGTGCTAAATCACGTCAGCGCTGGCTGTTTTACGCGTATGACAGGATACGGAGGACGGTTGTGGCGCACGTCTTCGGTGAACGCACTCTGGCCACACTGGAGCGTCTTCTGAGCCTGCTGTCGGCCTTTGAGGTCGTGGTATGGATGACGGATGGCTGGCCGCTGTATGAATCACGCCTGAAGGGAAAGCTGCACGTTATCAGCAAGCGTTACACTCAGCGCATTGAGCGACATAATCTGAATCTGAGACAACATCTGGCAAGGCTGGGACGGAAGTCACTGTCGTTCTCAAAATCGGTGGAGCTGCATGACAAGGTCATCGGGCATTATCTGAACATAAAACACTATCAGTAAGTTGGAGTCATTACCCAAACACCATGAAAAGACACAACCAGAGGTTGAAAATCATAAGTGAATACTTTGGTGGTGTTCCGGTTAAAAATATAGGCATAAGGGAGGTGTACAGCTTTCTTGAAATCAGAGCAGCTGGGAGTAAATTTGCTATTGCTAACCAGTACAGGGCGCTTTTATCAGACATTTTTAAAACAGCTATAGCTTCTGGTCTTGCCGAAGAAGATCCAGCTTCTGCAACCAGGCCATTCAGAACTGAAGTGAAGCGCAGTCGACTGTTAATTGACGAGTATCTGTTAATCAGGAAAATAGCAGACGTCCAGAACGAATGGTTCGGCCTTTGCATGGATCTTGCACTGGTAACAGGACAGCGCGAAGGAGATCTGGCGGCTATGAGATGGGAGGATATAAGAGATGGCAGGCTATACGTGGAACAACAAAAAACAGGGGCAAAAATTCGCATTTCTCTCCCCACCACGATTTCCAGATTGAATTTAACACTTGCCGATGTACTGGATAACTTGAAAAAAATAAACGGTAAAAACGAAAAGTTACTCGGAGGGAAGACAGCCAGGACAATCGCAGCACAGTTCAGGATTGCCCGAGACACATCCGGATTGAAATGGGAAGGTGACCCACCGCCATTTCATGAAATCCGAAGTTTATCCGGTCGCCTGCACTCAGCAGAAAAAGGCAGTGATTTCACTCAGGCGCTCCTTGGACATCGTTCATCCAGCATGACGGATAAATACCGTGACGGACGAGGGAGGGAATGGAAAGACATTTAG